GTCCGTGAAATACTGCATCATCTTCCAGAATCAGAACCTCTTTTTCACCCTGAAGTATCTCTGACATTGAGCGGTTAAACCCTGTATATCCACCGTTGTAAGCTGAAAACCTCTGCCAATCCTTTGCACCGAAGTTAATCAGTTCAGCGCAAATGTTCTGCCATCTGTCAGGTCTTGAATTGAGGTTTAAAACTTTGATCTTCATGGATTGAATTTACAGGTTTAAAAAAAGGGGCGGGAACCACCCGCCCCCACTCAAACACAACACAAACACACTACTATGCGCTACCCTGAGCAAGTGCAGCGGCAAATGATCCGTAAACAAAGGCGTTTGGCCTGTAAATCGCCAGCGCAAGACGCTCTTCAATAACAACGGTGATGAGGTTTTTCTGTGCGTTGTCCTCGTCCTGATCGTAGAAGTTGATCGAGGCGGTTTTACGGTCAAACAACTGAGCGCCACGCTGGAAGTCCCCGACAAGGAACTCACCGGCTCCGATTGCTGTGGTTTCGATAATCTGAACACCATCGCAGAACATCGGCAGGCGATCCCAGGGTGAGCGGCCAAGATAATGCCCGTCTGTTCCCTTTTCTGTTTTCAGTGTCAGTACATCGGTCGGGTGCATCATGATTGCGGTTGCCCTGTACTCATCAATTCGGCACTGGGTAATTGCGTTCATCAGAACATCCCACTTGTTCACGGCTGAATCGGCAAGGTCATCATCATAAGCCTGTGCAGCAACGGTAAGGCCGTCAAAGGCGGTAGAAGATGCAGTTGAATACAGCAGAACGTTATCCTCTTTTACTTTCAGTTTCGCACCCCAACGGTTAACGATGTAGGTAACAAGGCCTGGAATATCGTCAAGCATCTCCTCACTGATTTTGAGGATTGCAGCGATCTTCATAACCGGGAATGACTTGTTATCAAGCGTGAACTGTGATACACCCTTCTGGCTTCCCTCGGTGGTAACGGCTGTTCCGTCAGTAATAGTCAGCTCAACAGGGACAACAACCGTATTAGCATTGGTTGTGCCTGAAGGGATGAAGTTACGGACAAACATATCCCGCGAAGGATCGTAGATGATACCGGTGTTCAGGTAATCAGGCGCTGAGGTGTCGGTGGTAGCGGTCGACGGTGTAACGGTGGCTTTACGTGCTTCGATGTTTTCCATCGTCACGTCATAGCTGGCTTTCTTTGATCCGCCTTTTTTGGCTTTCAGGTAGCCTTTAAACGCCTCGCTGTTGAGTTGTTCGGACAGTGCAGTCCTGAGGTCTTTAACGGTCTGCTGGTGCAGCCTCTGTTCTTCAATCGACAGTTTGTCAACTGATTTCTGCACGGTTTGCAGCTTTTCTTCAAGCTGCGCTGACAGGTCGTTGTACTTTTTTGTGAGTTCGACAAATTCGGTGCGGAGCTGCTTCAGCTCGCCCTTGTTTTCGGTGTCCATTTTCAGGACAGTGGCATCGATCTTTTCAGTGATCTGCGCCAGTTCTTTCTTCAGGTCTTCCATTTTGGTTTAGGATTTTCAATTTAGTTAATTGATTAATCGCTTCCAAAGTGGCTGACCTGTTGTCATCCGGCTTCTGCTGCTGTTGTGGCGGCTCAGATAAGAGTGCCAATTTCGTTTTTATTTCGGTCAGGTCTGATTCAAGACGTTTAAACATTTCGTCTGTCAGTGACCCGTTACGTAAAATGCTGTCCCCTAATTCAACCCTGCGGTTCAGTTCAGCCAGCGACTTGATGCCAATGGTCTGCGCCTGTTCGTTCGCACCCCACAGAACCGATGATACCTCCATCAGCCGAACTTCCTGAATTAACCGGATGTCCCGGCCTTCGGTGGTCTGGTTAACAGATTTGATGATCTGAATCCAGACTGAATGTTCGGTCATATAACCGGCATCGTACAATTTGAGTAGATCGTTCGCCTTGTCCGTGTCTGGCATGAAGGTTTCCGCATACAGCCCGATCTCATCTTCTTTGAGTACTTTTGGCTTTGCAATAGGCCAGTCCAGCCAGTGGTTGAATAAGTGCCAAACCCTGTTTTTTGCAGCCGGCCCATTTTCCTGAATCGTTTTCAGGTATGACCCTGGCTGGATAATGTCATCATCAGAATCAATGTTTCCGAAGATAGATGCATGAAAAACAACGGTTCTGTTCTTCATGTCAACATCCTTCACGGTGTTTGATACTGATTTGTAGGTTTGATTTTCCATGTCTGCAAATATAAGTTATTATTTTGCGTTTGTCAATTCTTTTTCGTTCAAACTGTCAATCGTTGCATCAGCCCAAATTATATCGAGGTCAAACGGTTTGTCTGTTGTTGTTTCAATCAACATCAGGCAGTCAAGTTCCAATCCGAAGCCGGTCAGTTCGTTCATGCCTCGGTCAGTGCAATATGTTTCAGAATTTCGGTGTAGAATTTGCGGTTGATCTTCCAGAACTTTGGTTTCTTACGTTCGATCAGATCGCAATACAGGTTAAACCGATCATGATACATCGTGTACATTGACACGCTGTCAAGTGTATCGTTGTTAACGGCTGCTATGGCCTCGTCTATCATATCGCCGACTTCTTTCAGGAGCGGTTCAAATCGTTTGCGGTCAAACAGCATTGCCCGGACTTCAGCGCGGTTTCTAGGTCTTGCCGTTGGTTTAAATAGTAGGTTGTCAAATTCTTCCATTGTTTTTTGTGTTATCGGTTAATAATATCATCATAAGACGTATCAGGCACAACAGCCAGCGCACACCGGCAGTTAATCACGTGTTCAGCGCCTCCACGTTCATCACCGGGACATGACATCTGAACACCGCCAACGTTGAAATCATCGTCATAAGCCACAACAACCCCGGCCATGTTTGCGTGATCCGGTCGACTCCATTGGTCAACAATCGGTATCCACTCCTTTTTAACAGGTATTCCTGCGTTTCTGCCGCCCTCTAATGTCCCGTAGTTGCTCGCTGCGATTATCTCAGTACGGGCAATTCGTTCAGCCCTGTATTGGTTCTGATAGCCTATTTCATTCTGAATTAACTTTGCCGTGTCAAATATGCTCAACCCTTCGGTACCAGCACGATTCACAATGTTTGCGACCGTTTCCTTATAAAGCCGCTCTGTTGTGTTGGTGATCCATGTAATCTTTTCGGCTGCTTTGGTTTTGGCAAACCTGACAAAGTATTCTTCCCAAAAATCCAATTCAACCGGATCGGGTGCTGATTTTTTGGCCTGCAATGTCTTAATGGTCAGCTTTGCGAAGTCAGCCCCGACCCTGCGGTAAACAGATATGATAAACGATTCAACCGGTTCTTTACTGATCGGCTTTTCTGCTGCTGTGACAAAATCGTTCATGTTCGAGGCGTGCTTAACAGATAGCATATAATCGGCAAGGTAGCCATTCAGCACCTTCTTTATTGATGCTGTGGCTTTGCGGATATATACCGCCCGTTTGCGTGTTATCTGTTTCGGGTCTCTCATTATAAATCCATTGCGTTCATTCCTGACGGCATCTGCAATTCTGCACCGGGTACAATCGAGTTCGGATAAAGTATCTGTGACATCATCGGATCATCAACCTGTTCCATGCCCATCATTTCACGCCTTTCATTGCCGGTCAGCCACCATGCGGACGATAGCGCTGTGGTCAGTGCCTGAATGTCCGCGTTTAACTCGGTGATTACCGATGTGTCATAAGTCAGCGAACCGCCACCGTAGATTGCAAGCAAGTGCTGATTTAGTTTTGAAACGAACCGGTCAAGCAGCGGAATAACGGCATCGGTGTAAATAGCCTTGCGTGCCTCTTTGTAGTTATCAAGTGTTGCGGCCTCTGATGAAAACAGGTGAACCGGGACATGATAGATATTGCAGACATCTTCGAGGTTGTATCTGCGCATTTCAACAATGTTCATATCCACAACGGAAAAGCCCATTTTGATCCATTGCAGCGGGTTTCGGCTGAAGATGATCTTCATGTAGTTGTCAGAACCGCCATACATTCGCTTGTATTTCTCCTGAAGTGCTGTAATCTGTTCTTGATTGTATTCAAAATCTGTCTTATCCGATCCGGTCAATATCCCAGCAGGCGCCCCGTTCTGATATGTTTTGTTCAGTGCCTTGTATCCTTCATTTGAGGATTGAACCGACCAACAACCGGCCCCAACCCGTTCCTGTCCGCAACACTTCCCCCATCTGGGATCTGCGCC